ACACTTGAATTAGATTTAGATTTCAACGGAAATCAAAACATCTTATTCGGTCCTTTAGAGGCAGATAGTTCATATTATAAGTTAAATGTCACAGGAGATTCCAATATTTTTGATTGGGATATCGGTACGACAGGTTCATCAGACAGTTCTAACATAAACTTTGCTATAACAGGAAGTTCAAACAACTTTGATATAGACCAAGGTAAAGTTGGAGCAAGTGCAGAAAGATTAGATGCAGACTTAGTTTTACAAGCAGGTTCGACTAGTAATGTCTTTGACATTGATTGGGAATCAGATGACATTGTTTGGAACCTAGACATCGATGGTTCATCAAACAACATCAACACTTTACAAAATGATGGTGCTAACTCTTTGACTTTTACATTAGACGGTTCATCTGCTGATGTAGATATCAATCAGATTTCAGGTACATGCGTAAGTGGGGCAAGTAATGCTTGTTCAACACCGAACGCTATCATAACACTTGATGTTGATTCAGAAAATGCAGTCATTCAAATCAATCAAAAAGATTCGTCTAGCGATTCTTAATACTTTGTTAATCAGTGGGGTTGCATTCGCCAACCCCATTGGTGATATCCGAGAATCAAGCGGTTCAGGATTCCTTACCCGAAATTCAGAAAAAATTACAAACGAAGTAGGAAAAGGTATCTTACTTAAAGACGAAGCGAAAACAGAAAGCGGTAGAATGAAAATCGTTTTCTTAGATGATGAAGTTCTCGATATGACTGAGAACACATATGCTTATATTGACGAAGCATATTACGACCCCAATCCAAATTTATCTCGTATGTCAATACGAATGGTTCAAGGCACTGCAAGATTCACTTCTGGTAAAGGTGGCAAGATAAAGAAAAAGAATGTCAAAGTGTCAACACCTACGGCACAAATATCAATTAAAGGAACAGATTTCACAACAACCATCGATGAGTTAGGAAGGTCACTTGTTATATTATTACCAGATGAGAATGGCGATTCATCAGGAGAAATAGAGGTGACTAACGATGGTGGAACAATAACACTCACTGAAGCGTATCAGGCAACTATGGTAGCATCATTAGATTCGCCACCAACTAAATCAGTAATCATTAATAACATTACACCTTCAATGATTGATAATATGTTCATTGTTAATCCACCTAATGAAGTTAGACAAGCAATACAAGAACAAGTACAAGATGATTTGTATGACGACCAAGGTCTCTTAGATGTAGATTTCTTAGAGTTCGATGAACTAGACGGTGATGCTCTAGTAGATACAGCAGGAGATTTAGAGTTTTCTGAATTAGATATAGACTTATTAGATGTAGACTTTCTCGTAGACTTATTAGATGTCGTAGAAGAGTTAGAAAAAACTACAGTTAACCTTGCAGATGTTCAAGCATCATCAGGAGGTGTAGGGGATGTCAATCTTAGAGGTGCAACATTAGGGTTGAATAAAGATTCACAATACAATATCTTTGTGCAAGACGGAGACTTATACTTCTATCGTAATGTGAATGGTGTTATAGAAATAATTGTCGCCGCTGGTGGTGCAGGTATTTTAGAAACAAATGTCGATGGTTATCAAGGTGTCATTGAGTTTGGTAATGGCGACCCTTCAATTGAGATTATAATCAATCAATCTAACTAAATACCACGACCAGGAGGAAATTCTATGGATAAGATATATCACTTATTAGAATGGCATGAAGACTTGGTTTATAAATGGATAGAGCGACTACAGATGACTGAATATCAGGCAATGTGGGTTGCCTTTATCAAAGGTTCACTTATGGTTTTATTATTACAATGGATATTTTAAAAACATTAACAATAATCTTTGGGGTGTTAATCACCCCAATGATTTCTTTTGCCGATGACAATCATGTTCATGTAGAACAAGTCAACGGTGGCGATAACTTCGAGTTGCAAATAGACCAGGTTGGGTTTAACAACTCGGTTAGATTTTCAACAGACCATCAAAACAATACAATAGAACTTTTACAACAGGGTAATAACATGTATATCGGTTATACTGATGCGTGGGGTTCAGGTTATAATTGGGGTGGTGACTTAGACGGATATAATAATGATGTTTTAGTCAAACAGAAATGTTCTGCTTCAAGTTGTGGTGAAAACGACTTTCAATTTCATATATGGGGTCATTACAATGAAGTTGTTTTTGGTCAAGGTTTCGAAATCAATAATTCATTAACACCTAATTGGTCATACGATGGTTATGAACCAGGTGGTAATTTTGTTCGATTAGATATTCACGGCGATTACAATAAATTCAAAGGCAGTCAGAAACAAGATTCAGATACTATAGAACATAATATGACTTGGAATATCTATGGCGATTACAATGATGTCTTCTCAAAACAATTACAGAATGGAGACAAGACACTTACAGGCACAATCAATAACGATTACAATACAGTATCAGTCATTCAAAAGAAAACAGGTGCCCACACTGCAACAATCACACTAGGCGGAACATACGGAACAAATCTCAATTTAGTTCAAACAGGAAGCACAGCACAATCATATTCACTATCTCAAACTTGTAATACAGTTGGGGGTTGTTCAGTATCAATAACCCAAGGTAATTAATGTATAATTGGAAAATGGTTCTAGGGACTATTGGTCTTCTAGTTGGATTGAAAGTTTGGAATCCTTACTTCATAGAAAACATATCATGGTCATGGTTTGATTTTCTACATCAACAAAAAGAAGAAGTCTTAGTAGACAACATAGTTCTAGTTGACATAGATGAGAAGTCACTAGAGAAACATGGTCAGTTTCCTTTCCCTAGAAATGTATACGCAGATGTATTATGGGAAACAGACCCAACAAACACTCACATCTTTACAATGGTGTTCAGTGAACCTGATAGATTCGATGGAGATGATGAGTTCGCTGAAGCATTAGTCAATCGATTAACAATATTAGGTTCACAACCTACTACACAAAAACAAACAGGTCAGGCACCTTATGTGCCGACTACAACTTTTGGTGGGGGTGATATCGCTGAAAGTATATGGGGTTATCCTGGAATCGCAACACCAATTGAGATACTACAGTTGAACACCTATGGTGTCGGAATTACAAGTGCTACGCCATCGATTATGGGAACTGCCAACTTCGATAACACAATTCGTTCAGCACCTTTATTAGTATCTGCTAACGAACAAATATATCCTTCAATCGCATTAGAGTTTCTCAGAGCATGGACTGACCAACAATCATATCAGACAAGAGTAGTGCCTGAATTAGGCGTAGAGTGGATTAGAATGGGCAAACAACCTCCCATTTCGACAACTCCAACAAGTGATATTATGATATCATATTGGAATAAATTTGACAGAGTTTCCTTTGCAGACTTACCAGAGTCTAATCTTAGTAATAAGATTCTTGTTTATGGTCTGACTGCGGAAGGTCTGAATAATCCAATTTCAACCCCATTGGGTGCAAAGTATCCCCACGAAGTTCAATCCTCAATTCTCCATACCGTCTTGCAAGACATTCGTATACAACAATCCTACTATCTTGAATTGCTTGAGATTGCTCTTCTTCTGATAGTGCTTCTAGGAATATTGATTGCGGTCTACAATGTATCCACAACGCTCTCGGCGATAGTGAGTCTAGGAATTGTTGGACTTCAATTGGGTGGGGGCTACTATGTTTGGACTTCTCAACTCGTTCTTTTCGATACCTTCTGGTCATCAATTAGTTCCTTAATAGTGTTTGGACATGCTTCTTTCAATCAATACTATACAACTTATCAACTCAAAGAACAAATTAAGAAACAGTTCCAGAAATATTTATCTCCTGAGATGGTTGAAGAACTACAGAAAGACCCTAGTAAACTTAAACTAGGTGGTGAGAGAAAAGAGATGACATTCATGTTCATGGACATATGTGGGTTCACACCAATCTCAGAAGCATATAAGAACAAAGATGACCCCGAAGGTCTAGTAGAACTGATAAACAAGTTCCTAGATGTGCAAACTAAAATTATAATAAATAACCGTGGAACCATAGATAAGTATATGGGCGATTGTATCATGGCATTTTGGAATGCGCCACTTGATTGTGAAGACCATGCCGACCTTGCAGTGAAATCCGCTCTAGAAGTATTAGAAGCAACTAAAAAATTAAATGAAGAATTATCTCCTCTCAATCTGCCTCCTATTAATGTCGGTATCGGCATTAGCACAGGAGAATGTATTGTCGGAAACATGGGGTCAGAAATTAGATTTGACTATTCCGTCATTGGAGATGCCGTCAACCTTGGCGCTAGACTCGAAGGTCAAACAAGGAATTATGATGGGGTGGACTTGTTGCTATCGGAACGAACTTATCAATGCTGTCCGTCAAGAGCATTTACAGAAGTCGACAGAATACTTGTTAAGGGTAAATCCGAGAAGGTTCGAATATTCACACCATTGGGAACTGAGTGACCCACCTTCTAATCGAGACTGGACACTATTTGTCTTCTTGCAATTTGCAGATGTATGGTCAACATACCATGGTCTTAAATATGATTGCGTAAAAGAAGCAAACCCAATCTTTGGTGAAGACCCATCCGTTGATACTATGTTCTTCTATAAAATTGCAATATTGACACCAGCAATTGAATACGATAGAAGAAATGGTAATTTAAGCAAACGGTCTATTCAAGGAACGAATACATTTATGTTTATGGTTATTGCAAATAATCTAAATGTAAAACAGAAAGCAAAAAGATATTGTAATAAAAAATAATAAGGAGTATATCATGCCTATAAAATATGGAAAAACCTCAAAACAAGTTGACCGAAACACAAAGAAGGTCACAATTGTTCATGAGTATATGAAGTGTAAATCTAACTCAGAGTTAATCGAAGCATATAATAAACCAGTGATGCCGAAACTCAGACAAAAGGTTAAGAACGAAATAGTCAGAAGAAATAAGTTAGGAAAGTCAAACATAGTTTTTAACTAAATACTTATGTCACATAGATGACACATAACTGAAACAATTACGACACAATGAGAAAGTAGAGAAATCGAAGTCCAGTTGTCAGATAGTTTCAAACATTAACAGGAGATAAAAATGCGTAATTTTGCATCATTGTCTGCCTCGTATCTCAGGACACAAGCAGACAAACTACACGAACTTATGAAATGTGGTAGATTACAGAATGTAATCAGAGAAATTTATTAGATTTTTTAAAAAAAACCCCTTGAAAAATCTATAAAAAGACATATATAATAATAGTGTTCGAGAACTTCAAAAGAGCACGGGCTATTGCTATACGGAAATAGTCTTCAAAAGTGCTCGGTTCTCAACACTACTTCATGCTCATGAGAGGTGAAGAACATTAATAAACAGTCGCTTTAAGGAGGACTTATGACACATTTAGATATATTTGGTCAATTCAGACCGCTCACAATAGGATTTGATAGATACTTTGACGAACTCAATCGACTATCTAATCACACTCAAACTAATTACCCACCTTACAACATTGTAAAAGAAGATGCAGAGAACTTTAGCATTGAACTTGCAGTTGCAGGATTCGGTAAGAAAGATATTGAAATTACTAAAGAGAAAACTCTCTTAACTATCGAAGGTAAAATCAACGAAGACTCAAAAGATTTTGTTCACAAAGGACTTGCATCTAGAGCTTTCAAAAGAAGTTTTACACTTGCAGACGATGTTGAAGTTAAGGGTGCAGACATGTTAGATGGCATTCTACATGTCAAGTTGATGAGAGTTATTCCAGAAGAAGATAAACCAGTATCAATTAAAATTAAATAATTTCAAAAACCCCCTTGCATTTCCTAGCGGGTTCTAGTAATATAAATATTGCGAGATTAGTTTAATGCAAAACGCTTAACTACCAGTTAAGAGCTGCCTGTTCGAAGCAGGCATCTCGCTCCAATTCTAGAAGAGGTAAACAGATATGACACCATTTAAAGTAGGCGATTCAATACCAGATGTTTGGTTTCAAACAAGAGTAGACGATGAGTTCGTGGGTTTGAACACCAACGCAGAGATGCAAGGTAAAAAAGTTATTCTATTTGCACTTCCAGGCGCATTCACGCCAACATGTTCAACAAAACAATTACCTGGATTTGAAGAAATGTATTCACAATTCACAGAGAAAGGTATAGATGACATCTACTGTTTATCAGTAAACGATTCATTTGTAATGAACGCTTGGTTTGACTCTCTTAACATCAAAAATGTTAAAGCAATTCCTGACGGAAACTTAGAGTTTACAAAGAAATCAGGTTTCTTAGTAGACAAAGGTGATTTAGGATTTGGTAAAAGGTCAAGTAGATATGCTATTGTTGTAGACGATATGAAAATCACTCATGTATTCGCAGAGGATATGGAAGTAGATGGTGACCCATATGAAGTCTCAACACCTGAGAATGTCTTAAAGAATCTCTAAAAAAGTCACTAGACAATAACCCAATACTGTGGTATCATGGTATTGGGTTTTTTTATGCTTACAATACTTTCTAAATCAAATGCCGAATACGCCGCCAAGGTCTTCATAGATTACTATGGAAACTTTGACCGTATCGATGAATACTTACGAAAACTCAAACTCGAAAAGATAGATGCATTACCTACGCCACTCTTTGGCATGGGTCCAGAAGATGAGATGTTTCAAGACTTTGATATGCACCCAAATGATATGGAGTTTGAATGTAGAGAATCAGATGTGTATGATGATTACATAGAGATTGTTGCATCACAAATAATCCAAAGTTCAATACCAGGTAAAACCTTAAAGTGGGTAGTTTATGAAAAGAATACGAATAAGATTGTGGGATTTATTAGATTTGGTAGCCCTACTATTAATAGTAAACCTCGTAATGAGTTCTTAGGGAAACCTTTAAATACTCTCAATGCAGATGTTATGAAAAGATTTAATGACTCTGCTATTATGGGGTTTAATATTATCCCTACACAACCGTTTGGTTTTAATTATCTTGGTGGTAAACTTCTCGCCGCTATATGCAATTCGCATTATGCAAGGGAAACTTTGAACGCTAAATATAATACAAACTTTTGTATGTTCGAAACTACTTCACTGTATGGTTCATCAAAGACTACATCAATGTATGATGGCATGAAACCTTACTTGAAGTTCATAGGGTTGACTGAATCAGATTTTGTTCCTTCACTTGCAGATATTGATTATAGAAATCTAAAAGATTGGTTTGAGAATCAGAACAACGGCAACTCTCTAGTTCCAGAACATGCATCGTCTAAGAAACTAAAGACACAAAACAAGATGATTCAGATTGTCACTAACTCTTTGAAAGAACATAACAGTGATTTAATCAAACCATTTAAACAATGTTTCTTAGATGCAAAAGGTCTTACTGAAAGAAAAAGACAATATCTAGGAACATATGGTTATAAGAATGTCAAAGAGTATATGAACCTAGAAACAGATGTGTTAGAAAAGAATGTCAACTATGATAGATTTGAACTTGATAATGTGATTGCATGGTGGAAGAAACATGCTTCTAAAAGATATGAGAATCTACAGAGAGACGGAAGATTAAGGACTGAATTAGAAGTTTGGTCAAAGAAAAGAGATATTGATATTATACGATGAACTTATATGATTTACAAGACTTCGACTTCGATATGGTTAAAGGAAGTCAACATCACATTCTAGTTATACCTAACATTACTAGACAACGAGAACTAGAGAAAGATTCATTCGTCTTAGTGATGATGAATGTAATTAGAGAATTGAATCTTAAAAGAGATGATTTATATTTTACAATTCCTATGCCTAAGTTTTGTGAACAATTAGATTTTCCAAATGTAAATCAACCTTTGTTTGACCAACCAACATTTCCTAATTCAATGAGAAGTCATTATGATTTTATAGGTTTCTGGAAAGATGTTCTCAATACATTGAATGTCGAATACGATGTAGTCTGGTCACATCTACCTGAACAAACAGTTAATGTTGTAAACAATCTACAGAATTTATACTCTAGTGATATACCTGTTATTGGGTACTCACATTGGATAGAGAACAAAGAAAACAACCCAAACAATAAACATACATTCTATCATTACAATGTTGCAGGTATGTTGACTATGGATAAATGTGGATTCAATACTAAAACACAGGTAGAAGAACTCTTGTCTGAACTAGAAGAACATTACAGTGAAAAGACAATCGAAAAACTAGAAGACATAATGACACCTGTGTATCTTGGTTTTGAAGACGATAAGATAATTGATAAACCTGTACAGCAAGTTGAGAAGAGAATTGTATTCAATCATAGAACTCATGCTTACAGAGGTTATGATAAGTTTCTACAAATTATAAAAAGACTTAGAAACAAAAGACAAGATTTCAAAGTATGGTTTACAATGGCAGACCAGACAACAAAGTTATCAAAACATTTTGATGATACATCATTCTTTGAATTGGGCGGCGAACCAAGTAGAGAAGACTACTTACATAAACTTAGAACCTGTGTTGCAGGTTATCATGGAGGTAATCGTTGGGCAATGTCATCGCAAGATGGTTTGGGTCAAGGTGTAGTTTATGTTTACGATGTGGGTAATGAAACAAAAGAAATCTTTGGCAAACTAGAAACAGGTTTCAGAGATATCGATACTGCTGTAGAACACTTCGATAGACTATTAGATGATAATCAGTATAGACTAGAACAGTCACAGGTTGCACTAGAACATTGCCGTCAAGTTCATAGTTGGCGTAATAGGGTTAGTGGATTTGAAAAACTAATACAAGACGCCTTAGATTCTAACAGTCAATTGATGAGTCATACAGATGCTAGAGATAAGATAGAAGAGTTTATTAAAGAGAAAAAGAAAGTATCAATCAGAGAGATTAGAGATTACATGGGTTGGGGTAAATCAATTACATTCAGAAAGTATAGAAATTATATTAAGAGTTTGCCTGATTTTCATGTACTACATCACGGCAGGGAGGAATATTATGTATTTAAAGAATTGCATCGGTAATATGATGGTCGTGTCAGGTGGTTTCGACCCCTTACACTCAGGTCATATTGCATACTTAAAGTCTGCTAAAGAACAAGGTAATCAACTTGTAGTATTACTCAATAGTGATAATTGGTTGGCGAAAAAGAAAGGTAGACACTTCATGTCATTTGAAGAACGAAAGTGTATCTTATCTCATTTAGAAATTGTAGATGATGTAATAGAGTTTGATGATTCAGACGGAACTGCTTGTGATGGTTTAGAGATAGTAAAGAGAAACAATCCTGATGCAAATGTAATCTTCTGTAATGGTGGTGATAGAACTATAGAAAATATACCTGAGATGTCAGTCAGAGATATAGAGTTTAGATTTGGTGTAGGTGGTGATGATAAAAAGAATTCATCATCATGGATTCTTAAAGACTTTCAATATAGAAAAGAAGAGAGATGCTGGGGAGAGTTCTATGATTTATTTCAAGACCCAAATGTAAAGGTAAAGGAACTCATAGTTGCACCTGGTCAAGGTATGAGTTATCAGAAACATAAACATAGAGGTGAAGTTTGGGTTGTATCAAAAGGTAAATGTGATATTAATTATTCTGATACATCGCCTGAACCTGTATTGACTCATACATTAGAGAAGTATGAATCATGGACAGTTCATAGAGGTTCATGGCATCAAATTACAAACCCATACGATGAAGAATGTAGAATTGTAGAGATACAATACGGAGAAGTTTTATCAGAAGACGATATTGAGAGGTTAAGATATTATGAGCCTGTTTAAGAATACATACATAGTTGTAGAAAATCCATATGATGAGACAGCAGGGATTCAGTTAGTTGACACTGAATGGAAAGGTTTAGTATATCAATATGGTGATGTTCAGTTAGTAGATGGTAAACCTGAACTAAACTTTAAAAGAACCATAAGAAAATTACCAGAAGGCGTAGAACCTTCTGAGGGAGCGATTGAAGAATTACTAAATAATACCGAACTCAATAATCTAATGGGTGATATTCTTGTAGAGTTAATACAAGAGCAAGTCAACAAGGAAAAAGAAAATGAACAAAGAGATTCTAAAAGAACAAATCAAAAGACATGAAGGTGAAGTCCTAGAAATTTATAAGGACTCATTAGGTTATCTAACTTTTGGTGTAGGGCATCTAGTCAGAGAAGATGACGCCGAATTCGGAGAACCAGAAGGCACACCTGTATCGCAAGAAAGAGTAGACACAGTTTATGATGTAGACTTTGACAAACATGTAGACGAAACATTACATGTATGCGAACAACATGATATTGATTTTGATAATTTACCTGAGGACATTCAACATGTTCTAGTGAATATGTGTTTCAACTTAGGTGCAAATAGACTAGGCAAGTTTAGAAACATGCTAAAAGCATGTTCTTCACATGATTGGGAAGAAATGTCTAGACAAATGGAAGATTCACGATGGTACGGTCAGGTGGGAAGACGAAGTGTTGAACTACAAGAGATGGTACTAAATTGTGGGTAGTGTAAAATGTATTCGTCTGGATACAGGCGAAGTAATAATTGGTTTTGTTAAGAAACTGTGGAACGGAAATTACGAGATACGAGATGCTCAGAGATTGGTGGAAGAAATCAAAGACGGAAGAATGGAGGTCAACTTTGGACCTTTCATTCCCTATGCCAAAGAATACGACTTCATTATCAACAAGAAACTCGTACAAACGGTGTTTGAAGCAAAGCCCCAACTCGAAACTAATTTTAAAGTTGCGACAGGTAATAACAGAGTCAGAGGACAAAAATAGATAATGAAAGATATGACAAGTGAAATTCTGAAATCAGTTGTAGCACATGCTGATGGAATGATTGCAAAACACAAAACGAATGTGCTAGTTCAATGTAAGAACTCAGTAGGTGTTGCTGAACACGGCGACCATATTGAGACAATTCAAAAAGAAATGGAATCTATTGCACATTACGAAGATATAAAAGATGTCGTTAGAAAACATTTTACAGAATACGGCGATAAGTCCCTTTTAAACGAATAGTCTTTGTAGTATAATAACTACATGGATTTTTATACAAGCGTATGCCGTAGTCGTGACAAGATACATGTCATCGGTTATCAGAACGGCGAAAAGAAAAAACTGTCTGTATCATACAGACCAAATCATTATATTCTATCTAAGAAAGGTCAATCACCTTACAGAGCATTAGATGGCAGACCTCTAGAGGTTGTCAATCTTAACTCTATGGGTGGGGCAAGAAAGTTCAGAGAGAAGTATTCTGGCGTAGAGGGTTTCGAAGTACACGGTTACGATAGATACATCTACACTTATATTGCTGACAAATTTCAAGGTCATATTGAATACGACCCAAATCTAATTAAGATTGCGACACTTGATATTGAGTGTGAATCTGAGAATGGGTTTCCAGACCCAATGATTGCTCAAGAAAGAATCAATGCAATCACAATAAAACCATTCGGTAAAGAACCACAAGTCTTCGGCATCGGACCTTGGGACCATGAACAGAACTTAGTCTATCACGAATGTAAAAACGAATCAGACTTGATGATGAAGTTCGTCAAGTATTGGCGTAGTCAGTGGTTTGATATCATCACAGGTTGGAATGTAAACTCTTTTGATATTACATATATCTGTAATCGTATCGATAAACTATTCGGTGAAGATGAACATAGAAAGTTATCACCATGGGGTCTTGTAAACTGTAGAGAGTTTACATCTATGGGGTATCAGAAACAACAAGTCTACACAC